TCATACAGTCATCACGGTCGTTTCGTTGGGCTGAGCAGTCGCCCGCCATCGGGCCTTGATGTAACGCTCCGTTGTCGCCTTGTCGGAATGGCCGCAGAGCAGCTGTATCTGCTCGATGGGCGTCCCAGCCAGCCACATATCAGTGGCACCCTTGCCCTTGAGGTCGCGGAAGCCAAAGGAGGCCATGGGCGGGATGTTCTTGGTTGCCCTGATCTCGTTTGCGGTCCTGATGGCTTTGCCGAGCATGGAGTTGATGCCACCGTAGGTGTACCCAGTGCCCGCTCGCGTGTGCACCAAAGGCTGGTCCATATGCGGATTCGGACCCACGGCACGGTTGATCAGTTTTTCCAAGCCCTCGGTCATCGCAATTTTCAGCCTCGTGCCCGTCTTTCCTTGTTCGAAGGTGATGATGCGATTCCCTGTGTGTGGATCGCGTGCGAGGACTTTCGGCGTCCAGTAGATGATGTCGCTTTCCGGGCGCTGTAGCGTGCGGTAGGTCAGCTCCATCAGCACGCGCACCTGGGGCCAGGCCAAGGCATAGACCTCCTGATATTCCTGATGAGTGACATACCGGTCGCGCTTTTTTTCCGAGTTTTCGCGCGTGCCGCTTTTTTGCATACACGGGTTGACCTTGAGGCCGGGGCATTTGTTTGTGCGGATCAGCCAGGACAGGCACGAGCTCAGACATGCCTTTTCCCGATTGGCGCGCACTCCACGCTCAGCCGCAGATCCTGCGTCCAAATAGGCTTGGACATGGTGGGGCTCAATGTGCTCAGGGAGCATGGCCCCAAAGAAGACTTTGAGCGGTTCGGAGTCTTTGGTGTAGTCGGAGAGCGTCCGCGGCGCGAGGTCTTTTATGGACACCCGTTGTTGGCAGTCCACCAAGAACTGGTCCAGCCAGTATGCGGTGGTGCCATAGTTGTCCGCCGGGCTGTTGTAGATGGCTGCTCGCTCCTTCGCGGCACGGACATCGGTGCCCATGCGCTCCCACCGGCCGTCCCTGTGGCGGTAGTAGAAGGCGTTGTGTTTGAAGGAAAGGCGAGTGCCAGCGAGACCCATAGGGTCTCCATCTTTACGTGCGCGTCCCATGTTTTCTCTGTTGGAAGAAGGATTGCAGCCCGATCACATTCGGTGTCGATGGGACTGAGCTTGTGCTTTGACCGGTGGCCTCGACGTTGCTGCCGGTCATGACTCTGTCGAACTCCGTGCGAGCGACGAGAGGGCGCCCGCTGGGCTTTGGCTTTACTACCATGCCCAGGCGCTCCAGAAAGCGGATCTGTGCAGCTCCATTTTTCAGAGGGGAGCAGATCTCGTTGATCTCTGCATCGGTGAGGTATGGCCATGGATTGTTCATGTGCGTCTCCATGAAAAAGCCCCGCTTAGGCGGGGCTTGGTTTTTGTGAGGTGGCATATCGGTTTGCAAAACGGGATAGACCCGCCGCCGAGGGCTTAGATTTGCCGGATGAGGGCGCTGATCACATCGCGCGCAACGGGCGGGCATACGGCATTGCCGAGCAAGTGCACGGCCTTGTGGTGCTGCGGTGGCAGCTGGTAGTTGGCCGGGAATCCCATGGCGGCGCGGCATTCCTGGTCGGTCAGCATCCGCATGCGCTCGCCGTCTATCAATGACCAGCGGTCCTTGGTGGTGATCGTGCCTATGGGGCGCTGCAGGCAGCGGCCCGTGGCCCCACTGCCGCTGCCGTAATAGGGCGCCAGGAATCGATGCCCATGGACGGCGCGACCAGCAGCGACACGCGCCAGGGTTCGAGGTGACCGACCTGGTTTGTTGATTGCGCTCCAGGTGCCCGCGTTGAAGTCGACAAAGGTGGATGCGCTGACATGTTCACGGCGCTCCAACTTGAGCCGCAGAGGCGCTGTGCTTCGAGTGGCCACGATGAACAGGCGTTCCCGGTGCTGGGGTACTGCATGGTCGGCAGCATCAATGATGTGAGGCGATAGCTTGTAGCCCAGCGCCTCCATGGCTATCGCCCATGCTGGGTAGAGCTCCCAGTCCAGAAACTCAGGCACATTCTCAATGATGGCCGCTGACGGCCTGTGATGCTCTGCAGCGCTTACTACCGCCCAGGCAGTGCTTCTGCTCGCATCGTGCTGCGGATTACCGTGGGCTTTGCCGCGTGCCTTGCTGTGACCCTGGCAGCATGGGCTGGCCAGCAACAGGTCATGTTTTGGCACATTGGCCCAGTTTGCCTGGTGCAGGTCCTGGCATAGATGGGTCGCGCTGGGGTGATTGGCTGCGTGATATTCGACCGCCAACGGCCAGTGATTAGCGGCCCAGACGACTTGCACACCTGCCATGGTCGCGCCAGTGCTGAATCCGCCGGCACCGGCGAAGAGGTCGATTGCTTGCATTTGACTCCAGAAATAAAAAAGCCCACGTGACTTATGTCCTGCGAGCTGTAACTGATGTAATCTCTACGTATTATAAAAAAGGGTTTTATGAGAGATTTTATTAATTGGCTTAAAAAAGTAAGCGCAAATATAAAGATTTTGAAGATTATTATTGATTTTGGTGTTAGAAATTTAGCTGTAATTTCTTATGTCATGGCGTTTCTAGCAATATTGGTATTGTTGATTTTCTTTTTTAGTTTTGATGTTATTTATGAAAAAGCAAATGCAAGTGCCGGTATTGCATCGTGGTTTCAAGCTGTAGGATCAGTTTTGGCAATTGTTGGTGCTTGGTTTATAAGTTGGTGGCAATTTATAAAAAATAAGCGTTCTTTAGACGGCGACAAGTTGAAAGATCAAATTAATCTATGTCTTATATGTGATGAGATGTGTGACGCTTTAATTTCTATAGTTGATAGAAATTTTGGTGGCAACCAAGAAATTCATAATATTGTCAAAAGATTTTTAAGTTCTTCCTCTTTTATTGGGGGTATATATGAAACTGAGAATGTAAGACTAACAACAGTTATTAATTCTCAAGAAAGAATATATGATTTGCAGCTGACGTTAAGAGCGTTGATTAGCAAAGACCTTCCTGTTGATTTGATGAGATCTATTTTTTATTTGCAGAAAAGTGCTGCGCAGTACAAATCCTTTGTTGATCAAATTTCTAGTGGAGATAGTGTAAGAAATGAATTAAATACGATGGAAATTAAATATGTTAATAGAATATTAAGAAGCGTTGAGGAGCAGAAAAAGAAGATTGATGATTACAAGAATAAATTAGATTCTGATCTAAAAATGTATCTGTAAATTTTCTCTAGATGCTTTTTAATTATCTTTATATATTATTCTGCCAGCAGGTTTTTTAGGTTCATGAACTGTCAAATGGCTATAGATCTCTCAAAGTTCTTGAAGAGAATAATTCACTTTAACTGGCGGGCTGTGATTTGTGGCGCAGTTAGTGACCGCAGGGCAGGCTGCCGTCGGGCAGAGGGTGGTTGCGTGCCCCGCAGCTGATGCACAGGGGCGGCGCCGCTGCCGGTGCGCTGTGGCCGGTGCACTTGACGGCGGTGATGCCGTCGGGGTAGCGCTGGATCGGCTGCATGCTTGCAAACTGCAGATCTGCGCAGGCTTTGGATCCATTGGTGCAGGTTGTGCACATGCTGCCTTTAGGGATGTGGGTGATGGTCATTGGACAGTGGCATGCAGAGGTAGAAGGTCGCCAGCCAATGCAGGCCGGCAGCGGTGTGGAAGGGGTAGGGGCAGGCCTCGTTGGCCGTGCTGCCAGCGTGATACGCCTCGCGGGCTTCGGTCTCCACCTGGGCCTTGGGGATCAGTACCTCGCCCCCGGCCCAGGTGGTCTTGAGAGCGTCAGCCATGGGCGTGATTGGGCGCCAGGGTCATCTGGCGCACGGCTTGCTCAAAGCTCATGCTGCGCACGGGGCAGTGCTGCGGCTGGGTGTTGGCCAGGATCAGGGTGTCATGGCGCGGCAGCTGGCGGGCACTGGTCAGGCCTTCGCAGTCGGCGTCGTAAACCTTGCTGAGGCCGAAGTGCTGCTGCAGGCGCGCTGCCTGGCTGGCCTTACCGCAGCCGCGAGGGCCGAAGATCACGATAGAACGGGTGGACATGGCGTTGCTCCTTTGCATGCTTGATGGCGCGCAGCGCTTGCTGCAGCTCGGTTTGAAAATAGGTATCGAGAGAGGGCGCAGGCGTGGCGGCGGTTGCCGCCTGGCTCTGCATGAGGCGCAGCAGGCGGCTGCGCTGTCGGTCGCGGTGCTGCAGCTCGTGCAGCACGGTGTCTATCGGATGCATCGGCAAGAGATCCCCATGCCCAGATGGCCCAGCTCGTTGAAGCCATGTTCAAACGCTTCTGCGGAGCTGCGGGCAATGTGCTGGATGGAGACGCCGCCGCATGTCAGGACAAAAAGGCGCATGGCGGGGGCTCCTAGAACAGCTGCAAATTCAGGTGGTTGGTGGTGCCGGCGCGCACGCGGTTGATCGTCATCAGTGCCGGTGCGTGCTGGGTGCGGCGGCGCGGCTTCTTGGCCTGGGCAGCCTGCTCGGCTGCGATGCGCTCGCGGGCTTTGGCGAAGGTGTCGGCAATGTTGGTGCTGACTGCATTGCTGTACTGGAATGCCGCGCTGGTGATTGGCACGCTGGGCAAGGTGGGGCGAGCTGCTTGCATGGGTTCTCCGGTTGAGGGCAAAAGAAAAGCCCGCTCAGTGGCGGGCTTGGTGGTCAGTGAAAAGCTTGTTTTCGGGCCATTCGTAGAGCGGCTGGCCGTCATCGCGCGCATATTCGATGTCTTTACAGAGCACTATGTACAGCTGAGAGCCAGCCGAGAACAAGCCGCTAGATGTGACATAGTCCAGCGATGGGCGTGCCTTTTTCCTCAGATGTTTAAGTGCTCGGCCTTGGGGGCGGCGGTGGGTGGGGGCTGTTGTTGCCATGGTCATTGGGTCCATAAAAATAGCCCGCTCAGTGGCGGGCTTAAGTTGATTGTCTAACCTATTAATAGACCTTCCGAAAATAATTTCTTGAATGAAGATAGAAACTGTTTTGAGACCGGGGAAAAGGTCGGTGGATATAAATAATTTATTTAAGCTTTCTTGTTGGAAATTTTGGCGAAATCAATAAATTTTTCCAGTATCTTTGGTTCGAAAGAATCCGGAGAATATTTTGAGAAAGCACTTTCACTTGTGATGTTCCAATTTTCAAAAATGTCAATTAATTCTTTTTTGTCAACTGTATTTCCATATATTTCTAGATATAATTTCCCGAAATTGATGGCGTGAGCTCTATCCGCGCGCTTTATAGCTTCATGCATGTATGCGTTGCTTACGCTGTAAGCATGCTTTGCCCATAAACCAAGGATACTGATTACAACAAGTCCTTTGAAGGATACAAACAGCAGTGTCTCCCAGCCTAAGCTGGAGAGTGCCTCTCCGTAGGCGTACCCATACAAGGAGATTCCCGTCACTGCTGTAATGCAAATAATCAGTATAGCTGTTCCGAGTAGAGACCAGTGATTGGCTTTTTTCTTGTATGCGGTTTCTCTATTCTCAAGAAGTTCTAAGGCTGTTTGTACAAATTTAGGGACTTTGTCTTCAATATTTTTCTGAATTGAAAGTTTCAGGTCTTCTAATAGTTCTTCTTCCCTTTCACTTAGCTCTTTCTCCCATTTTTTTAATTCTTTTTCTCTTGAAGATATATCGTCTTGAATCTGACTGTATCGTTGTTGTATTGAAAGTCTTATCTCTTCCTCTGCCTTTGATGATATGGCTTCTTCTTTTTGTGCTCTAAGTCTATTAAATTCTATGCTTGCGCTCGAATTTTCAGAATCGTAATCAATAGGAGGAATGTTGTTATTTGGTGAAGCATTCTCTGTCTCTTTTGATTTACGATGATTTTCTTTTTCATTGCTTAAATTTAGCCAAGCATCCCGGCGATTTAGTGGCAACGAAGCTATTATTTTATTTTTGCTGTCGTATATTTTGACGATTTCAAGAAAATCTCTAATGTTTTTGTCGGAGCACTGGATGAGTATTCTTGATAATTGTTTTTCTTCAAGAAAATATAGTATTGCGTCAACTGTCTCTGCAGGTAGACTGAGTAATGCAATAAGAAAGTCTTGAGGGTCCGATAAATCCGCAATTCTCTTAATACTGTCACCGCTAACAGCATTAAAAACTGCCCTGAAGAATAATAAATTATTCTCTTTGAATGCGTTGATAATATCTTCGTCAGAGGCATTTAATATTAGATCATGAACTTTATCTATTGGAGCTTCAAGAATGGCTTTAACTAATTTTGTCATTTGATTTTTTATTTGCTTTATAAGTCTAGTTGTAGTTAAAGCCTTCGTTTTAAGCAATCTGTTCGTCAGTTCCTACGTTGTATTTTAGGGTGTGCAGATAGACGTGCTGGACGCAAAGGCCGCACAATTGCATCCAGTGTTTGTTGACTTGTTTTCCTCCCGCACTCTATGCACAGGTTTTTGCTCATGACTAGGTCATCCCGAAACCGTAGCAAGCATCTGGATTTACCCGACGCCCAGGAGGCTTGCGTTGCAGGGATTCCGCCTTTGCTCTATGCCGCATCCGACTAGCCTCTTGACCGCTCACGTACTTTGCGCCTAGTGGTGGCGGGCTGTCGAGCGCAGCAGCGGCCGTGCTCGCTGATGCTATTGGTTTGAAGGTGCTTGGCGCGAGTGGAGCGAACGGCATGAGTGTCTAACGTTTGAAAGCCCGGGCTCCGGGCGATATGTTTAGGTGCTATCTGGCTTGGTGAAGATGATTTCTTGGATGAGGATCGAAACCAGCCTGATACCGAAGCACCACAGAAAGCCTGCCCATGCAAAGACAACAAGCTCTGTAGCATGAAGGATGATGTTGTGAGCTTTCCTCCAGCGGCTGAATTTCTGTCTTGACACTTGCACTGCATCGCGCGCTGCTTTGCTGAAAATCGAGATCGTCAGCAGAAGCAGAATCAAGGTGTTCACAATTCCCAACCAAATGCCTGCAAGCTCCAGCAGGCGAGATCCATAGCTTGGTTGTGCATAGGTTGCCCATGCGATGCTGCCCAGCACGGACCAGTGCGCCAGCCCTATAAGCAGAGTCTTTGGGGGTTTTGTTTGCTGTGTACTCATAAGATTTCGTCCTAAAAAGTAAGCCCGCTATGTGCGGGCTTGGTTTTGATGTTTCGGGATCGCCGATTCGCGCAAGGGCATGATTGCGCCCCAGCCTTGGTCGAAGCGCACAAGGATTGCGCCGCAGTCATGCTCGCCTATGCGTTGTGGTGGAGCCCATTGCGCGCCAGGCAGCTGGGCCAGCAGGCGCACATACTTGGCATCCACTCCGAAACAGTGGGGAATATCGGGCAGCGGGATATTGCAGAACCGATGTGCAAGCCGCTCCCTCGGGATATCGCCAGCGCCCCTGCACAGTTCGCATGGTTATGCACCGAGAACATCTGCGCTGGGTGCCTCAATGTGGCCTGTGTCGTGGCACGCATAGCAGGGGGAGAAGTCGCCGCCCTGGCAGGTTGAGCAGGTCGATCGCTTGATCCAGCGAGACCTCTTGCATTTGGGGCATCGAACCAGATCCTGCAGCTTGGGGTGCGACAGCAGCGGCGCAAATTCACGCCACGAGGATTCTGGTGTCTCTACGAACTGCATGTGCAATCGGTCAAGACTCGGCTCCATAGATTTGGTGGGTGTTGATGTGCAGAGCGGTGCATCGTCTTCGGGTATGGCAATCAATGCGCCGCCATCGCAGGCAAACACCATGCCGAGCACTCTGAAATTCGCGCTCAAGACTTGGCGATACTCATTGGGGCCGCAATGCAAGCGGCGCATAAGGTCTTGGACAGTTGACAAGGTGGCTCCTGTTCATAAGAAAAAACCCGCTCAGCGGTTGCTGGCGGGCTTGGTGGACTGCATCCTGAGTGACTGCAGTAGTTGAGATAACTCCTTGTTACTATCTGAGTAACGGAGGAGTCATGTCGGATGAGGTTTCAATAATTACGTCAGTGATATCAGCTGCTTCAGGGCTGGCGGGTGTTGCGATCGGTGCGTGGATCACAACGGGTTCGCAAGAGCGCATTGCAAAGCAGCACCTGGAGCGGGATCGGCACTACTTGGGCTCTGTGTTGTCGGTCCATCTCGACCATTTCATAGACGGTTGTGTTTCGGTATCCCTTGATGATGGAACCATATACGGGGCGCCTTCTGGCGCAGAAGGCCGGTATTACACAACCGTCGATCTGCCAAAATTTGATCCGCTTCAATTGGACGTGAACTGGCGCTCGTTGGATGCGCATTTGTTGGACCGGGTGTTTGGCTTGCCTTATCTTGTTGAAAGAGATCGGGCATACCTCGCGGCCGTTCATGAAGACGACTGGTCACCAGAATATCCATCATTCTTTGTTCAGCGGCGTTTGCGGTTCGCCCAGTTGGGCCTGGACGTGGTTGGACTTGTGCAACAGATAAGGCGTTCGACAGGATTGAGCGCCGACCGGGTTCATACAGATCACCTTGAGTACGACCGCTATGCCCAGCTTGTAGAAGTAAGAGATCGAATGGATGTTCTCCTCAAGAAGTCCTACAGTTCTACCAGTACAACCATTTAACTACGATGGCAACACAGAACCCATTCCCCGTCACGCCCCCAGAGCGGAGAGACCACTCGCCAGGTAATCCAAGCCAGCGAGAACGGCGGCCGAACCCGCAATGACCGCGACGACACCAACGGTGGCATAGCGCAGTCGATCCAGCCAGGTGGCGACATGAGCGTTGCGCTGTTTGCAGCGCTCTATCTGCGTTTGCAGGTTCTGCATGTCGAACTCCCGTATCTGCTGCTCGCTGAGTTCAAGCTCGGGCTTGTAGATGTTGCAGGGCTCGTTGTAGGCAATCTCGGTTTCGCGGGTCGCGATGCAGTTTTTGCACAGCAGCCAGATCACGCCAAGCGCCCACAGCAGGCCGAGAATGCAGCCCCACACAATCGGTGTGGGCCTGTCGAAGACCTTGATGCTGTACGCACATAGGCCTGCGACGATTGCCATGAGTGCGGTCAGCAGGTTGTTGGACTGCTGCAGCAAGTGATCGCCGTTGGCAATCCGAGCCTTGAGGTTTTCACGAGCTTGGTCTGCAGCCCATGCGACATAGTTCCAATCAGCCATTGTGATCAATCTCCTGCGCAAGTGATTATGCAAAGGCGTGGCGCTAGAAGCTGTCAAGAGCCACGTTGAAAAGTGCCGGTACCCCGGTGGGCATGCCTGGGGAAGTGGGTAGGAGGGGGTAAAGACGCCCCAGGCGCGGCGAAAGCAAAACCATCTGGCGGTGACCACTCTCGCCATCAGTGCGGTGACCGCGTCGAAGATCTAGACATAAAAAAGCCCGCAGGGCGCGTGCCGTGCGGGCTTTTGAATAGGAATGGCTATTAATTGATGCCAGTCATCTTGGCATATTCGCGCAATCTTTGGTGGCTAGCTGCAATTTCTACTTCTCGTTCATGTAGCTTGTTAAGCAGTTCAATGCCACGATCACGCCAGCCAGGTGCACGACCAATGTCATTTGGCAGATTTCGTAATGCCTGAAGATCACGGTGCTGGGCAGCGTTTAAATGGCTTAATTCCTTACTAAGTAGCGCTTGCTCACCGGCTAGTCGCACGAGTTCATCACGTTCCATAGCTTGATAGTTGATGTTGCTGGTAGTCATAGTTTAGGTTGAAATGAATGCCGACAAAAAAGCCCGCGTCGTGCGGGCTTGGAAAGGTATTGAGAAAGTCTCTTTGGTCAATTTGCAGCTTGTGGTGACCCGCTTGGCATTTCTGCGATGTAGCTCTTGGTCAATAAGTGGTTTTCTATCCAGTTGACTGTGAGTTTGACCAACAAGTAAAGGTCTGACACGTCTTTATCAGTCCACTTTCGCACGTAGTGAGTCTCGTCATTCCCAAGCCATGCTGCTCGTTTGGCGCATTGCAGAACATTCTGGTCAGCGACAAAGCTGTCAATGCATTGGGCAAGAGGCATACGTTCAATTTTTTCAGCAGACTCCGGGTGCTCAGACTTTGAAAAGTCCTTTATGAGAAATTCGAGAGCCTTACGAAGGCCTATCCCAACGAGTTGATTCAGGTCATCGGCGCTTGCTGTCTCAACCTGTCCAAAGATTTCCAGAAATGTTGGGGATATGGCTACCACTGAGTCCGGAAAGGTGGTGAGCTGTTTGGTGCGTGGCGCTGTTGACCGGAGAAAGTAATCAAGGCTATGAAATGATAGGCTTCGGTAAGTAGCGATAAATGGACGCAGACAGCGGCGACTGGTACATAAGTAGGTGAGATAAGCCTCTGTTTTATCTGCGGAGAGGTTCTGATTGAGTAATTTAGGGTGAACAGCTGTATGACATTGCGGGCATCGGTCTGGATGGATGTCAATTGTGAAGTGGGTCAGCACTCCGTCAAGGCTCTGCGCTTTTAGATCAATGCTCATGAGAGTTAGTACTAGGCTTAATTGGATTGGATGTCTGAAATCGTATTGCGACTTGGTGCCTAAATCAATCCGCTGTGTCTATTTAAACCGCAGCACCCTACGGCAAGGTGCTCTGGTTTGCCCCGAAGCGCACGGGGCGGGCGTTGCCGGGATTCCAACCGGCATGACCGTTCTTGCTCTTGGCCGCCTTCGCCTCACCCTTTTGACCGTTTACGTACTTCGACGCCTGGTTACGGCAGGGATGCCGCGCAGAGCAGCGGCCGTGCCCGCTGGTGCTATTGGCCCGGGGACGCTCCGCACTGGTGGAGCGAACGACATGGGCATGTGACTTTTAAAGACCGGGTGTGACCCGGTCGATACCGTGGTGCCCGACACATTGCTGTGACGAGTTGAATGTACCGATATCGGTATAAAAGATCAATACCGAATTCGGTATGAGTGTGATGTTTTTTTGTGTGCCAGCTTAGAGTTCGGTACAAAGGCAACAAAAAAGGGCCATAAGGCCCCTGACGGGAAATCGTTGTAGCTACAGCTTTGAGCCTACCCAGATGGCTCGTCCTTGTATGAGCGTTTCGGCTTTGCCATCAATGATGATGTCTGGGTACTCGCTCTTGTCCGCGTTGTCTGATACCGCCCGCCACACGCCCCCGATAGTTTGAAAACGCTTCACAAGCATCTCGCCATCCCATGAGAAAGCGTAGATCTGGCCTGCGCGGGGTTCGCGGTCTGCTTTGTTAAGCAGCAAGATAGAGCCATCGCGGATGGTTGGCTCCATGCTCACACCCTTGACGGTGACAACCGCCGCATTGATAGGGCTGACACCTGCAGACTTCAAAAAATCCCGACGAAACTGGAGTAACCCCAAGCTGGCGACTACACCCACATGACGCCCGTTGCCAGCACCGACCTGAACGCTCAGCCTGGAGACTGGTACGAAGTCGTTCTCTCCATCTTCTATCGATTCATGAAGGAGAGTGCCCGTGCTGATTCCGAAGAAGTCTGCAAATTTCTGAATTGACTCCATTCTCACGCCGGTGTCGCCAGCAATGATCCTGGCAAGCGTGCCCTGACCGATGGCGTAGCCAGCGGTCCTCATCTCATCACGTAGACGCCCAATCGCCTTGCCTTTGATGAGCATGGCAACGTTGTCGGCGAGTGTCTGATTGGCAGCTTTATCCATATCAAGCATTGTTCGATCTTGTTGTACCGATTTCGGTATGTCATACTTGTACCGAAATCGGTTTATGGGTTTATTGATGAACGTGCCAATCACTGAATATCTCCATCAGAAGCTGACCGAAGTCGGTACGAGTGGGTTTGACCAGCTCGCTATTGAGACGGGAGTGAAGGTCAGCTTCATTCGCAAGTTCTTCTATGGCGGGCGCAAGGATCCGCGCGTGAACACTATTCAGCCGCTGCTTGATCACTTCGTTGCTCAAGACCTAGCGACGGGACGTGGCCTGATTTCATTGCCGGAGTCTGCTCATGACTGAATCCAAGTCCCGTCGCAGAGGTATCTCGTGCGAAGAAGTGATGGCTCAGCTCAGCGCTGAGCGCGCTCAATTTCCTCGTCGGTCGGGAGGATGTGCTTGTCTGCGTTGCTTATGGCATCGGTTAACTCGTCTGGGATGTCTTTTGCGAGAGCCAAGCCTGCGTATCTGTCGAGATGCTCGGCAACGATTTCTATCGCTCTGGCTGGAAGGCTCGCGGTGAACTCCCTTGCCGAAGGGCGCGCTGATGTGCCTAGCTACCGTCAGAGGGGGTGCACCCCGATCCCGAAGTGCTTTGGTGGTTCGACGCTGGCATCCACCTCAAATTTGGCGAGCTGCACCGTTCCAAAGGTGTCTTCTTTCACCGCCAAGTTGTTGATTGAGACCTTGGCCTCGTGTCCCAGCAATTCTGTGAGGGCCTTGGCGATGCAGGTTTCTATTTCCTTGATTGAGTGATTTTTAAAGAGGATGTCTGACATGAAAAAGTCCTTGATGTGGTTGCGTGGCGCCCGTGAAATGCAGGGCTTGCCGGCGTGGTCTGAGAGTGCCGAATGTGTTTACTTCGATACGTTGGCTCGCGTGGATGATGAGGCGGTGCTGTGTGGGTTGAAGGTGTGTCTGCGTCTTCGAGGAGTGATCCCGACGCCGCATGAGTTGCGCAAAGTCATGGAGCAGCTTGAGAAGCAGGGACCGGCTGGCCAGGCTGTTGCGACAAGCGACACGGAGGTGGCCCATGGCTGATATCTCAAATCGCAAGCAGTCCACATACCGCTGTGTGAGCGCTGAGGGTGTCGCCGATGAAAGGAAACGGTTTGATCCGGTGTCGGCCCTAAGTGACCTGAAGACGGCTGGATTGGGAGGCGCCGCAGCTTCACCAAGCACTCCCGCGGTTGCCGCGAGCGATGCCAACGTGAGGGGTAATAGTGCTACCGGACTCGACTTGAATCGTGCGTGCGCAGGCATCGCAGATTTTGTACATACCCGACGTACGCAAGATGCTTTTGTGCTGGCGAATGTCGATACACGGTTGACAGAGGAAGTGCGCAGGCTCATCGCTGCGCTCGCCCAATTCGGAGGGCGGGCGCAAAGCATAAGCAAAGAAATCCCCGATGCTGCCCACTTTAGTAAGTTGGTAACGAGCTTTCTCGGACTGCTCGGCCTCCAGCTCGCGCACGCGCTCGGTAAGGGTTTGGATAAGCCCCTCTTTTTCGATGATGGCGCCGAGTACTTGCATGAGCTGAATTTGTGCCTGAGCGATTTTGTCCGTGAGGTCGATCTGGATGGTCGCCGTTTTCTGGCGGTCGCGTTCGTCGACGAGCAGGCGCGCGAGTTGGGCAGCTCCGGTGACGGAGCTGACAAGTGCTGATACGTCCATTGATGCCTTCCCTCCTTGGTGGTGTTGATCGCGGTGTGGTGACCGTCATCGTAACGAAGCCATTGGCAGGCACCTTTTTGTGGAGGTGCGTGAATGTCTGATCCCTTGGCTTTTGATATCGCACGCGCCTGGGACGGTCGTAATCACTTCAAGCTGGCTGCTCAGTTTGGCTTGTCGCGCCGCTGCATCTATCTGGCGATAAAGATGCTGCATGCCGAGCGTGATTGGCTGCTCAGTCTGCAGGCGGCTTGCGTTGAATTTTCTCCAGCGCAGACTGCGCGGCTTGCTGTGTTGCTGGATCGGTGGCCTCTGAGGGACCTGGATCAACAAGACCCAGCTTTTCACACAGCTGGCCAAACACCACCTGGGCGCGTGGGTTGGCAATGCCCTTGTCGCGTTGATCATGTCGGCACTGAGCAATCCACTTCACGAGGCTCTCAGCTGTGAAGTTCGGTTCTGCTTCCAACAAAAGGATCAAGTGGCCGAGCATGTCCTCGATGGCGTCCATGCGTTCTTCTGGCGTGGCTGGCCTGTCTATCGGGTTGTCCATTTTTCCCTTCCTTGTTGCCTCTGATATCGGAGTGGTTGCCGCCATGGTAGCCAAGGGCGCGGCGGGGGCTGGTTTGTTCGTCATGGCTTATTCCAGCACACGGCTGCGCAGTACGGCCATTGCCTGCAGGGCGGCAGGGTTTGCGCTGCTGGTGGCCTGTGTGCGCCTGGTGCAGGTGTCGACCCAGCGCGCCAGCCGGTCTGCGGTGAATCGCGGCTCGCATTCGAGCACCAGCACCATCTGCTGCAACAGCAGGGTGATGGCATCCACCTGGGCCTGCAGCGAGGCCTGTTCTGTTTGTGAAGGGGTGTGAGGTATGGACATGGGATTGAGTGTCTCCATCTCGGGCTATGGGGTCTATGTCGCCGATGAGGTGCAGGCCGACAAGCGGTCTGTGGACGATGTTCTGCTGGTGGCGCACCAGCTGGTGCACGGCTTCCCTGGCGGTGTGGCTGCAGTGGCCGAGGCCTTGCAGATGCCCAAGGGCACGCTGACGCACAAGCTGAACCCGACCAACTTCACCCACCACCTGACGCTGCGCGAGGCCCTGCTGATGCAGCGGGCCACGGGTAGCACGGTGCTGCTGGAGGCAGAGGCCGGCTTTTTGGGGCAGGTGTGCCAGCCGCTGGTGCGCCGCCTGGATGTGCTGCCGCCATCTGAAGCTTTGACCGCCCTGGCCATGGCCTTTGCCCAGTATCTGCAGGCGATGGCTGAGCCTGTGCACCGCGCTGCGGCCGAGGGCGCTGGGCCTTTGGAGGCCGTGAGCCAGGCCGAAGAGAACCGCGCGAACTTTCACGCCATGGGCCTGCAGGAGGCGATTGCCGACTGCCAGGCCAGCATGCGCGCGCTGCGCCGTGTGGCCCCTGTGATTGATGGAGGTGCGCGCCATGGCTGATATGAGCCTGAAGATCAAGGTGGATGGGCTGCGCCAGGTGCAGGGCGGTTTGCGGCAGCTGTCTGCAGGCGGTGTGCGCACGGCGACCGCCAAGGCGCTGAACGATGTGGCGTTTGCCGCCCAGGCTGCCATGCGCCAGGAGCTGCGCACGGTGTTTGACCGGCCCACCACCTTTATTGCCAACAGCCCCAAGGTGGCCAAGGCCACACGCGACAAGCTGATGGCTGTGGTGGCGCCCACGGCTGGCCGTGCAGACCGCTTGCCTACGATTGGCGGCAGGACTGGTGTGGACCCGCAGCATGTGCTGCAGGCCCAGGAGTTTGGCGGGCGCCGTGCGGACAAGCGCAGCGAGGTGCGCCTGCGCCGCATTGGTGTGTTGCCGGCGGGCTTTCAGGTGGTGATACCGGCGAACCCGTTCCCCGGCAGCGAGGACGGGCACGGCAACCTGAAGGCCGGGTTTGTGGTGCAGGTGCTGTCGTATCTGCAGGCGTTTGGAGACTTGGGCTACCGCGCCAACATGACCGACCGGCGCAAGGCTGTGATCCACAAGCGCGGCGGCGCAAAGCTGAAGACGGGCGGGCCATACCTGGGCCGGCGTTATTTCTTGAGCTATGGCAAGCACCGCGGCGCGCCACGCATGACAGCCAAGGGCGAGCTGGACCAGCGCACGGGCCACCTGGCGCCGGGCGTCTGGGCCGTGGTGGGCCGCACCGGCGTGGATGTGCGCCCCGTGATGCTGTTTGTGCGCCGTGGCAATTACCGCCCACGGCTGAGCATGCAGCGGCTGGTGCAGTCCCTGAATGTGCGGGAACTGCTGGACCGCCGGATTCGATATCGGACGTATGAGGCCCTGGAGGCAGCAGGGCTGCGCTGAGCTGCCCTCATTTCAATAGCAGGAGAGGACTATGCAACAGCACAGCACCAACATGACCGGGCGCGATACCAGCGCCGAAGCCTTTGCCGCCTTGGGCAATGAGACGCGCCGCCGCCTGAGCGAGCGCCTGTATGAATCGCTACGCCATGCCCACCAGCACGGTGTGCGCGACATGAGCCGCCGTGAGCTGCGGGACTACCACAACGAGCACACGGGCGAGTGGCTGGAGCTGTGCAGCGTGGCCAGCACGGTGAATGCCTTGCTGGCAGCAGGCCGCTTTGAGCAGGGCGCAGCGCGCCGCTGCAGCACGTCGCCCCGCCAGCGTGATGTGGTGCCTGTGAAGTGCAAGGCGCAGCAGCAAGCGATTGCCTGATATCGAGGTTGCCAGATGTACCAGTACCCGCACCATATCGGTGACTTCAACACCAAGACACGACACCTGTCACGGCTGGAGCGTTCCATCTTCCGCGACATGCTGGACATGTACTTTGACACTGAGCTGCCTTTGGATGGCTCTGATATCAACCTGCTGGCGCGTCGGCTGCTGTGCCGGTCGCCTGAAGAAGTGGATGCCATGCAGTTTGTGCTGGCTGAGTTCTTCGAGCAGCAGGCCGACGGCGTGTACGTCAACCACGAATGCGAGGCTGTGATTGCCCAGTACCGGGTTCAGGCGGCAGGTCGTGATGAGGTCAAGAAGAATGAAAGCACGCGCCAGGAGCGCAGCCGTGCAAGGCGCGCTGCTATCTTTTCTGCGCTGCGTGAGGTGGGTGTCGCGCCTTCTGCCATGGCAAAGATGGCTGAGTTGCTGGAGCTGTGCCGCAAGCATGGCGTCACGGTGACGGATGACGGCGCACATGTGACGCAGCCGGCACTACAGCAACCTGTGGCACCCAATAACGGCAATGTCACGGATGTTGTCACGCCTTCTCCCGTGACATGTCACGCCCCTGTCACGCCTGCCCCCGTGCCATGTCACGCCCATGTCACGGGTAACCTAAACCAAAACCTTAACCATATAGATACCCCCCAACCCCCCAATGGGGGGGCGAGTGGGGGATTGGCTATCGCTACAGCACTGGGAGCCAACTTCCCCGACCTGCGGCGCACAAGGCTGGCCGAGGTGGCAGAACTGGTCGCAGAGCTTGTCACCAGTGGTCAGGTGACTGGCGAGCAGTTGCTGGCGGCAGGCGAGCGACAGCGCGATCTGCTCAACGAGGACGGCGGCAAGCACAGCCCCTCGATGCTGCGCTGGCTGCGTGAGCAGCGTTGGTTGGACCTGGCTACCGAGCCAAAGCCGGCTGCCGCGCCAGTGGACTGGGCGGCATCGCGCGGCGGTGTCGAGGCCATGGCTGCAAAGCTGGGACTTCCGGTCTACCAGGACTGGGCTGATGCCCGCCGTCCAAGCGAGCCACCGCGCCTGTTCGCCGGCTATGAGGCGATGGTCCGCGCGGCCGTGGCCGACCAGGGGGCGGGGGTATCGGCATGAAGGCGGGATTGCTCAAAAAAGAGGCGAATCCTCGGGTTTTGCTCAAAAAGGAGGCATGTCATGGGTCCTCCTGGGGCACCTCAGGAGCGGGTAATTCGAGCCGCACCTTTCCAGTGTTTCGCAGTGTTGCTAGGGGGGTTAAGTGAAGGCTGTCATTGGACTTGATGCTCCTATTTCGCAAGCAGATTTCGCGGAGATGGTCGGAATCAGCGAGGCTCGCGTGAGCCAGCTGATGTCTGAAAGCGTGATGACCCGTGGCGACACCGGTCACGAATGGCTGCTGGCGTACTGCGAGCGCCTGCGCGATCAGGCGGCAGGCCGGCTCGGTTCTGAGCTCGGTGGCCTGGACCTGACACAGGAGCGCGCCGCCCTGGCCCGCGAGCAGCGCGAAGGCCAGTCCATCAAGAACGCGGTAGCCCGCAAGGAATACGCGCCGGTCGGTTTGCTGGCCGATGTGCTCGGCATGGTGGCCAGTGCCGTTGTCGATCGCTTCGACCAGCTGGAGCCGATGCTTGCGAAGGCCTGTCCGGATCTCCCCGAAGAGGCCAAGACGGCTGTGCTGAAGGTGATCGCCGGTGCACGCAACGAATGGATACGCGGCACCGACAGCCTGGTGACCGAAAGCCTGGACGCGATGCTTGCAGAAGAAGGGCAAGCGCCGGGAACTGATATCAGCGAAGAGGGGGATGCCGATTGACCACGATGGGAAAGCTACTGCATGCAGAAACAGCCGAAGCCATCAAGGCTGCAGTGCGCCTGGGCATGGAGAGCATGCGGGCTGAGCCGCCGCAGCGCCTAGGGGATTGGGCGCAGGCCGAATTCAAGCTCGCTGGCGAGAGCAGTCACCAGAAGGGCGCTTGGGAGGCCTGGGCCTTCCAGGTGGGCATTCTGGATTTCATGAGCGATGACCGCATTGTTGAGCTCGATGTGGTCAAGGCAAAACGGGTGGGCTACACGAAGATGATCACCGCCTTCGTTTGCTACAACATTGCCCACCGGCGCCGCAAGCAGGCGCTGTGGCAGCCTACTGATGACGACCGGGACAACTACGTCAAGACGGAAATCGACCCGCTGCTCGACCCGATGACCGGTGTGACGTCCATCAACAAGGCGCGCAAGCGGGGCAAGGGCACCTCCGAGGAGACCATCAAGTTCAAGCCGTTTCGGGACAGCGTGCTGCATCTGCTGGGCGGCAAGGCGGCGCGTGCGTATCGACGCATCACCGTGGCCGTGGTCATTCTGGATGAGATCTCCAAGTTTGATCGAAGCATCGAGAAGGCCGGCCCTCCCCGTGGCCTGGCGCGTGGCCGTCTGGAGGGGGCTGCCTATCCCAAGCTGGTCTGTGGCTCCACGCCGCTGCTCAAGGGCATGTGCCATATCGAGGATGCCGTGGAAGAGGCCGAGGGCCTGGTGCGCTTTCACATCGAGTGCCCGCATTGCGATGCCGAGCATCCGTTGATGTGGGGTGGCAAGGACAAGCGTTACGGCTTCCAGTGGGAGCGGGGCAACCCTGCCAGCGTTCGCCATATCTGCCCTCACTGCCGTGAAAGCATCACCCAGGCCGACTATTTGGCCGGTGGCGTGCCCATGAACGGGGCTTGGGTTTGCGAGCGCACGGGCAAGCGCTACGGCCGTGATCGTATCTGGCGTGACAAAGACCTCCGCCCCTGCCTGCCGCCCAAGACCCTGGGCCTGCATGTCTGGACCGGTTATAGCCCGCAGCGCGCCTGGTCCGACATCGTGCAGGAATTCGAGAATGCGCTGAAGAAGCTCGAAGCCGGCGACATGGAGCCCATGAAGCTGTTCGTCAACGAAACCTTGGGCGAGACCTGGGAGCTCAAGGGTGAACGCACGGATGAACATGCACTGCAGGCGCGTGCTGAGCCATACCCCTTGGGGGTGGTTTGCAAGGGTGCCCTGTACCTCACTGCAGGCGTCGACGTGCAGCGCACCTGGTGGCAGATCACCATCTGGGCCTGGGGGCGTGGCATGGAGAGCTGGCCTGTCGCGCGGATCAGCATCGACGGCAATCCGGCAGTGGATGAGGACTGGGAGCCGGTCACGGCCTTCCTGTTGCAGCGGTTTCAGCAAGCCGGGCATGGGCCCAGTTTGGGCATCAGTGCAACCAGCATTGACTCCTCCGACCAGACGCAGGCCGTCTACAACTGGGTGCGCAACAACCAGGGCCGCATCCCCAACCTGCGCGCCATCAAGGGTGACGACAACAAGCCGATCGTGGGGCCGAGCAGTCTTCAGGAAATCAATCACCGGGGTGTGAAGGTGCTGCGCGGCATCAAGCTCTATCTGGTGGGAGTTGACAATGCTAAAGACCTGTTGCTCGGCCAGTTGGCGATTGCAGAGCCAGGGCCTGGCTATGTGCACTTCAGCACAGATCTTCCGCGCGAGTTCTATGAGCAGCTCACGGCGGAGCAGCGAGTGCTGACCAAGATCAAGGGCCAGGATGCCTACAGATGGGTCAAGCGTCGCCCTCGCAATGAGGAGCTCGATATTCGCAACTATGCGTTGCATGCCGCCATGTGTCAGGGCATCCACAAATGGACCGAGGCGCAATGGCTGAGGCTGGAGCAAACCGTCCAGCCGCCCGAAGACCTTTTTAGCAAACCGGCGCCCGCTCTAGAGCCGCAGTCGGAGATTGCCCAGCCAGCCGAACAATACGCGGCGCGTACTCGTGCGCCTCGTGTCGCGCGTCAACCCCGTCAAACATCGCCCTTTGCCTCCGAAGAGTGGAGCAGCAGCCTATGACCCGAAACCGCATTGAAGATTCACAGACCCAGCACCAGAGCGCGGCACAGGCCGAGGATGCGGCGGTTCAGCTTGAGCGGGACTTCCTGGCCATCGTCCGCGAGGACATCGGCATGAATGAGCGGCTTGCGGGTGTGTTCGCGCGGGTGCTGGTGGATGGCTTGCGGTCGCGCATGGGTGGGCAAGAGCTGTATATCCCATCGCCTGACCGCAGCGAGCGAGACGAGGCCATACGTCGAGAGTTCAACGGCACGCGCGAAAGCCTGGCCTCGATCATGAAGCGTACCGGCCTTAGTCGCGCCAGCGTCTACGCCATCGTCAGCCGCAAGCCTGTAGCGGTTGCAAACAGTCCAGCTTCTTCCCTAGAAACTGGACACTGACCAGCGTAGGGTGGCGCGCATGAGCACAGCAACAGACATGGTGGCCAAGTACCTCGAAGCCGAAGCAGCCCTGCTGCTCGGCAAAACGGTGTCCTTTGGTGGCCGCACCCTTACCGTTGAAAACCTCGATTCGATCCGCAAGGGTCGGCAAGAGTGGGAGCGCCGCGCTGCTGCAGAGCAACGCGGCTCCTCCTTCGGCGGTCTTTCCTATTCCGTGGCGCGCTTCGACGGCCCTGACCGATAAACCTCTAGCACTCCGACATCATGATGAACATGTATGACCGCTGGGTAGCCTGGCGCGACCCTGTCAAAGGCCTGGAGCGTGCTCAGGCCCGTAAAGCACTCGCCCACTATGAAGGTGCCAAGCCCAGCACCACCCGCAGGCGGCGCAGCGACAACAGCAGCCCGAATGCCCTAGTGGGTGCTGGGGCGGCTGCCCTGCGGGCCCATGCGCGATATCTGGAGCGCAATCACGACCTAAGCCGTGGCGCCTTGCGCGTTCTCGTCAATAACGTGGTGGGACCCACAGGCATCGGCATCGAGCCGCAACCGCGCCGCATGGATGGCACGATTCATGAGGAATACGCAGCCGAGCTGCGTGCCATGTACCGCGACTGGCAGCGGCACCCCGAGGTGACTGGTAAGTACCGCTGGGCATTGGCTCAGCGCCTCATGGCCTACACCTGGCTGCGTGATGGGGAGTGCTTTGCGCAGGAGCTGATGGGGCCTGTGCCGTACTTGGACCATGGCACCCAAGTGCCGTATTCGCTGGAGCTGTTTGAGCCTGACTTTGTGCCGCTCGACTATGACGACCTGGCTAAGAACATCCGGCAGGGCATTCAGTCCAATGCCTGGGGCAAGGCCACGGCCTATCTCGTCTACAAGGGCGATCCGCGCGACGCCATGGTTATCCGTGATGCGAACCAGCTCAAGACGGTGCCTGCAGACCGGGTGCTGCACATGGCGACGCTTGACCGCCTTCACCAGCAGCGCGGCGTGTCGGAGTTTGCCAGCGTTATCACGCGCATCGAGGACCTAAAGGACTACGAGGAAAGCGAGCGTGTTGCCGCCAAGGTGGCGGCATGCTTGACCGCGTACGTGAAGCGTATCGACCCTCAGGGCTATGACCCACAGGCGGTGCCTGACAGCATGAGAGATGAAAAGGGTGAAATCCTGCCGCGTGACCTGCGGATGCAGCCCGGCATGATCCTCGATACCCTGCAGGCCGGTGAAGAGATTGGAATGATCGATAGCAATCGTCCCAATCCCAACCTGATCGGCTGGCGCTCCGGCCAGCTGCGCGCCTTTGCGGCCGGCATAGGGGCCAGCTATTCCAGTGTCAGCCGCGACTACAACGGCACCTACAGCAGCCAGCGGCAGGAGCTGGTCGAGCAGTGGGTGCACTACGCGGTACTTGCCGATGAGTTTGTGGGCATGTGCGTGCAGCCCGTCTGGGAGTCTCTGGTGCGTGTGGCGCACCTCAGTGGCGTGGTGCGCATGCCGGCCGACCTGAAGCCTGGAACTGCAGACGATGCACTCTACATCGGGCAGTCCATGCCGTGGATCAATCCTGTGCACGAGGCAGAGGCCTGGCTCAAGCTCATCAGTGGCAACCTGGCCAGCGAGGTCGAGGTGATTCGCAAGCGCGGCAACAACCCGCAGGACACCATTGACCAGATCGCCTCTTTCCGCAAGAAAGCAGCGGAAAAGGGCGTGGCCTTTGCCTCAATGCCTAGTGAACCTTCAAGGACTGAGGGCAAAGAAGACCAGCAGAACACTCCGGAAGTTGCTGAGTAAGGTGTATCAAATGCATGAGCCTAGGCTCTGGGTCAGTCATCCTCATCGGATTTCGTCGCATCGCTTTTTGCCGAATTTTTAGTCTTCGCATCAAGCTGCTTTGACAATGTATCCAAGAGAGCTTTGAGTGCTTTGTCTGTGTCTATGGCTGGCTTGCTTGCCTCAGCAGAAGCCAGTTTGGGAGGCTTCGAAACATCAATCAGATCCTTTGCTAAAGCAGCCATTGCTGTGGGTTCAACAGAGAAACGTCCTGTATCCGTGGCAACCCATTGCAGCGTCAATCTCGTAAGATCGTCGTTGTAGCGACGTGCTTCATCAAGAGTTGCCTTATAGAGTCTGAGGAAGAAGAAGGAAAAGACTTCGATGAAGACCGTAACGCTAAGCCAGGGCAGGTAGTGTGCGACCACTTTAGGTATGGAGTCGAAGGGTGTCTGAGCCATGACTACCATGGATATCAAGAGGACGATTGCCAAACCAGTCGTGAATAGGCCAATTGCCAGATTCACGTTGCCCTTGCGCCCTTGTTCCTTGATTTCGCGCTCTAGACGGGTGACAGCTGCGTCAAATCGCCGCGCGTTTGCTGCAGCTGCTTGATGCTCAGCAGATTTTCTTTCGTAGCGCTCCTCGAAAAGCTTTGCTATCTCCGCGGATACTTGAGGTAGAAGTGCTTGAGCGACGTCTGCGGAGGATGGTGCTTTCCCATCAGATGAAGGCAGTGGAGCAATTTCTAGAGCCTCAATGCGCTCTCTTAGTGAGTCAATTTCACTGACCTTCTTTTTATTTATTCGTACTGGAACCTTGGTGACCCAGCCACGCAGATAGAAATAGACGAGCGCTGAGCTGAACCCGAGCAGTGCGACAACAAGCAAAAGGAATATTTTGGCATTGGGTAGCCCTGCCGATTTAATGCCCAGTGTTTCGTCAACCCAGGCTAACAAAACAGTCAATAGCAATAGGCCAATCGCCATAACTGCCATCGCACCTTGAAGTTGTGCCTGCTTGGCACGTTTAGTGGCCAGCTCGTTCAGTCGCTCAAGCTCTTGTGCAGCCTTTTCTTCGAGGGCATCACGACGCCTGATTTCTGCCATATGTGCAAGTATTTCGTCTTGCTGAGCATCGAATGCTCCCTCAAGCCATTCTCTATGCCTGTCCATATTTCTCCCTCTTATGTTTGAGGTGATGGTAAACGACAGTTTGATGCACTCATGGCATGTCACGAACATGCTGCGGCAACCTGCATATTGGAGGATGCAGCACATACCTAACAACTCAAAGCGAGTTTTAAAGTTCTTGTTCTGCAATGAGCTGCCTAGTGGGCAAGACGTTTAATGTGCAAATTGTCCAGTTTCTTGGGTAGAAACTGGACAGCCTAATTCAGACACTGAGGGCTCTCAATCGAGGGCCCTCAGCACATGAACAAGACCGCAACTCCCTGGTACGCCATCCGCCGCAAGACCGCTATTGCCGCTGCTGCAGCTGGCGCACTGGCCGCTGCGGAAATCCTGATCTACGGCGATATCGGTGAAAGCTGGTGGGATGAGACCACTAGCGCCAAAAGCTTCATGGCAGAGCTGGCGGCCCTCGATGTCGACGCCATCACGGTGCGCATCAACAGCCTGGGCGGCAGCGTGCCGGACGGCATTGCCATCTACAACGCGATGAAGCGCCACAAGGCCACGATCACCGTGGAAGTGGACGGCATCGCCTACAGCATTGCCAGCCTCATCGCTATGGGCGGCGATACGGTCAATATGGCCAGCAATGCACTGATGATGATTCATGCGCCGTGGACTTACGCAGCTGGCAATAGCGCCGAGCTGCGTGAGCTGGCCGACCAGCTGGACACCTGGGCGAATGCCATGTCCACCAGTTACGCCGCCAGGACAGGCGATCAGCCTGGCGCACTGGCTTTGCTGACAGATGGCAAAGACCACTTCTTTACTGCCGAAGAAGCCCTGGCGTTGAAGTTCATCGACGCCATCACAGATTCAAACCCCATCGCTGCCAGCGCGGCACGCGATATGCCCATTTCCCGCTACCGCTCCCTGCCTGCTGCGCAAGCTGCAGCGGGGGGTATTCCTGCGGCTGCTGCCGCGTCTTCCGCTGATGAGGAACCCATGAAGAAACCCCTTGCCCATGTACTGATGAACGCCATTGGCGCTTCTGGTGCAGCTGCAGGCGGTGGCGGAAGCGCCACCACTGCTGCTCCTGTCGCCGCACCCGCTGTTGACGCTGCTGCCGTCCTGGCTGCTGACCAGACCCGCCGCAACGGCATTGCCGCCAGTTTCAAGCCCTTTGCTGACCGCGCAGGCGTTGGTGAACTGATGGCGCGTTTGCAGAATGACCACAACGTGACTGTCGAGGCAGCAGGCACCCAACTGCTGGCCCACCTGGCTGCTGGTGCGACGCCCGTCGCTGGTTCCCATGTGGTGACCACGGTTGAAGATGAGCACGACAAGCATCGCCGTGCTGCCGAGGGCGCGCTGCTGGCCCGTGCCGGCCTGGTCAAGGCCGAGGGGGCCAACCCTTTCCGTGGCTACACGCTGTCGGAGCTGGCGCGCGCCAGCCTGGCTCGTGCCGGCTACAAGTCCGAGGGCATGGACAAGATGGCTTTCATCGGTGCTGCCTTCACACACAGCACCAGCGATTTCACAGGCCTGCTGGCCAACGTCGCCAACAAGGCGCTGCTGGTCGGCTACGAAGAGGCAGACGAGACCTTCCAGCAATGGACCCGCGCAGGCAATCTGCCTGACTTCAAGCCCGGCAGCCGTGTGGACTTGAATATGTTCCCCAGCCTGCGCAAGGTCGCTGAAGGCGCTGAATACAAGTACGTCACTGTGGGTGATCGTGGCGCACAGGTCATGCTGGCAACTTATGGCGAGCTGTTCAGCATCACTCGTCAAGCCATCATCAACGACGATCTGGATGCATTCACCCGCGTGCCACGCATGATGGGCCGCGCGGCCATTCGCACCATCGGCGATCTGGTCTACGCCATCCTGACGGCCAATCCCAATATGGGCGACGGTAAAGCACTCTTCCATGCGGATCACGGCAACCTGCTGACAGGCGCCGGTATCTCGACGGCCAGCGTCGATGCTATGCAGGCGGCCATGGCGCTGCAAAAGCAAGGCAAGTCGGTGCTGAACATCGGCATGCAATACGTGATCGTGCCTCGCGCACTCAAGGGGCAGGCCAATGTGGTGCGCGCCAGCGAGTTCGAGGTGGGTTCTGGCAAGAACGCCACCATTCCCAACAGCGTGCGCGACACGTTCGAGGTGATCTCTGATGCACGCCTTGACGCTGCATCCCCTACGGCCTGGTACGGCGCAGGCAATCCCAACCTCAACGACACCATCGAGGTGAGTTATCTCGACGGCAACGAAGCCCCCTATCTGGAGCAGCGCCAGGGCTGGAATGTGGACGGCACCGAGTTCAAGGTGCGTATCGATGCCGGCGTGAGCCCGCTCGACTTCCGCGCCCTGGCCAAGAACCCCGGCGCGTAAATGGCGGGACTGTCTTTCAAGACCTCGACCCCTCATCACATTCAAGGACCTTCATCATGAAGAACTTCATTCAACTGGGCGATGTGCTCGACTACACGGCCACGCAGGCTGTTGCCAGTGGCGTTCTCGTCGTCATCGGTGCTCGTGTGGGCATCGCTGTCGCCAACATCCCTGCGGGCGAAACCGGCCCCGTGCGCGTCAAGGGCGTGGTCGAGTTGGCCAAGCTCGGTACCGACACGCCAGCGCAGGGTGCGCTGCTGTATTGGGATGCGGCCAACAGCCGTCTCACCACCACCGCAGACGGCAACGTGCTGGCTGGCTATGCCGCTCAGGCGGCGGGCGCCGGCGTCACGACCGTCTGGCTGCACCTCAACGCCTAAGCCAGTGCCATGACGATGAATCCCTTCGCCCGCCTGGAGTCGCAAGTCAGCGTGGCTGTCTTTCGCAAGCTGTCCAACGCCATCGTGTCGATTGATGGCGGCGCGGAGTTCGGCGGCATCTTTGATGACGACGCGGCTGCAGGTGGTGTGGGGCCCATTGGCATGGCAACGACTCAGCCCACCGTTCTGGTGCCGGCTGACAAGTGCCCTGCCGATCCGCTGGGCCTGCCCATCTCCATCGATGGCAAGGCCTACCGCATTGCCGAGTCTGACCCCGATGGCACTGACATGCGCCTGATGCTGGAGGTTGTGTTGTGAGTACCCGCTTTCTGAACCTATCCAAGGCTGTCGAAGCTGCTTTGAAGCAGACCGCGCCGGTGGCAAGCCTTGTTGAGCGCAATCGCTCTCGTGTGCTGGCTTCCACCGTGCGCACGGCCGCTGTCGTCCGGCAGGGTCAGGCCCAGGTCGACCAGGTGGCTGGTCGCATGCCGGTCGGCACCTGGGTGACCTCCATCCTGGTGGATTGCTACGGCCGAGCCTCATCGGACCAGGCAGCCGATGAAGTGGCAGACGGTGTGCTGCAGGCCGTGCAGCAGCGCCTGCAGCAGGACAAGACGCTTGGAGGGTTGGCCTCTGGCATCGCCTTGCAGGGCATCGAGTGGGACTTTGATGTGGATGGTGAATCCACAGCCTGCGCCACTGCGACTTTTTACGTGCGGCATTCAGCGAATTCCGCAGATCTGACCTGATAGAGGAGTATCACCATGGAGCCAATTTTCTGGACCGATGTGGGTGTGGCTGTGCAAACTGCTCAATCTGCAGCCATCGTCATCACGGCCATCAGCAAGGCCACTGAAGGCGTCGTGACCTATAGCGGCACGCCAGTGCCGGTGCCTGAGGACGGCGACACCATCATGCTGAGCAATGTCACCGGCATGTCTGCCGTCAATGACCGCGCGTTCCGCATTTCCGATGTGGACACGGCCAACAAGACCTTCAAGCTTGAAGGCGAAGACACCACGGACTACCGCGACTTCAAGTCCGGGCAGGCCCATGTGATCACGCTGGATGCCGAATTCCGCTCGGTGCAGGAGGTGGCTGCTTCAGGTGGCGATCCGGTCACGGCCAGCACCTCCACGATTCATGTGGCTCAGCTCCGAAATGCGCCCGTTGCCAATAACCCGGTGATTTTTTCCTTCACCAATCTGCTGGACCCGGATGACCCCGGCTATGTGGAGTGCCGCAAGGCAGCTAAGGCCAAAGCCAAGCGGGTCGTGGTGTTTACTTTCTCCAATGGTGCGCAGGTCATGTTCGTGGCTATTCCCTCGGCCTCTGGTGCGCCGACGGGTCAGGCGCAGGGAGCTGTGCAGACCCCGGTCACTCTGCAGTGCCAGGGCGAGACGACCACACTGCCGCCCGTTATCTGACCTTTGTTTTGTGCGCAGCAGGGTTGGCGATGTTCGCCAGCCTGTTCTGTGTCGCCCGAGCGGGACCGCTGCACACGCCTTCATCGGGTCCGTTCGGGCATTTCACATGGCACTCAAACTCGTTTTCAGCAACACGGTGGGCATCCGCATCAAGGGCTCCATCAACGATCCCGCTGGCAAGCCCCAGCCTTTTGACTTTGGCCTTACCTGCAAGCGGCTGACCCAGGCAGAAGTGGGTGATGTCATGCGTGAGCAGGACCGCCCTGTAATTGACTTTCTGGAGGAGGTTGTCCAAGGCTGGTCTGACGTCAAGGGCGAAGACGGCCAGCCCGTCGCTTTCTCGCTGGAGGGCTTGAGAGTGATGTGCTCCATGCCCGGCATGGCCTTGCTCGCTACACGCGCCTACCTGGCTGAGGTCGGCGCCAAGGAAAAAAACTAACGCGGGCCGTACGCCGGGCCATCGAGTACGCACATGCCAATGCAAACGCCAACCAGCTCCCTGCGAACGGTCCCATGGCCCGCATGCTGGCAAAGCTGCGTGCTGTCGATGTGGATGAGTTCATCTACGTCTGGCCGGAGTACGAGCCCGTTTGGTTGCATTGGCAGGCCCTGCAAACCCAGTGGCGTGTGGGCGGCATGGGTGGAGCGACTGGCCTCGATTACGCCGGCGTGCGTGCCTACCTGGATGAGGTGGGGTTGCCGCCTGGCGAAGAACGCAGGGAGCTATGGACTTGCCTGGTTGCCTGTGAGCTGGAAGCCCTCAATGCCTGGGCTGCAATTCGTGACAAACGCCAGTCGGTTGAAAACAAGTAAGGGAGTGACCACTGCATGACGCCCATCGGCCTGCAATTGAGCCTGAGCGGTGACCGAGAGGTCAGCGCGGGCCTGCGCCGTGTCAGCAATGACATGGGCACTATCGGTGATGCGGCGGGTTTGGCTGGGCGCGCGGTCGGGTCCATGGTGGCCGCCTTTGCGGGCGTGGTCAGCTTCACTGAGTTCATCCGTGTGGCAGATGCCGTGACCAGCCTGCACAACAAGCTCAAGCTTGCCACGGGCAGCGCGCAGGCAGCCTCTCATGCTTATGACGAGCTGTTCCAGATCGCACAGCGCTCTCGCGTCAGCTTCACCGAGCTGGGTGGCACCTTTGCCACCATCAGCAGCGCCGCCAAGGATCTGGGCATTGGGCAGAGCACCTTGCTCAAAGTTACCGAGGGCATTGGCAACGCAGTCACCATCAGTGGTGTTAGCTCTCAAGCTGCTCAGGCTGCATTGATTCAGCTGGGCCAGGGCCTGGCCAGCGGCACGCTGCGCGGTGAAGAGTTGAACTCTGTGATGGAGCAAACCCCGCGTCTGGCGCAAGCCCTGGCCGATGGCCTGGGTGTGAGTCGTGGCGAGCTGCGGAAGATGGGTGAGCAAGGCGAGATCACTGCGGACAAAGTGATCAAGGCCCTGGAGTCTCAGTCCGCAGTCTTGGCTGGCGAGGTCAAGAACTCTGTTCTGACCGTTGCTCAGGCGTGGACCCAGTTGTCCAATTCCACGATGCGGACCGTTGGCGACTTTGACAAAGCGACAGGCGTCACAAGCAATCTGGCTTCGGCGATCAGTGGTTTGTCATCCGGGGTGGAGACCTTGGGCGATGTGATTCGCAACAACGAGACAACATTTGCGGTCCTGGGCAACACCCTGGCCGGTGCGGCTGTGGTGGGCGGCATCGCTTTGCTGGTCAAGGGCCTGGGCGTGGTGGCCGGGGCAATCACTGCCCTAGGCGTGGCCTTGGCAGCTAATCCGGCCGTGCTGGCCTTGCTGGGCATCGGTGCGGCCGTAGGCGGAGGCCTGGCTATCGCGAATGCCTACGCCAAAACGGCCAGCGGCATAGAAGGTGCTATCGAGCGCCTGCGGGGTGAGAACGAGCGCTCCGAGGCTGCGCTGCAGCGGGCAGAGGCTGGTGGTCGTACCGCAGGCGCCGAGAACATCAAGCGCACGATCGAGGATCGCAAAAGCCAGATCGCTGCACTGCAGGCCCAGCTAACGATGCTCAATCCTTCGTCGAAAGGCGCTGGCGGTGGTCGCGGCAGTGTCAATCCCGAAACGGTTGAGGCTGCGCAGATGCGGCGAGGCAAAGAAGAAAAGGAACTTACCGAGATCCGCCAAAAACTCTATGGGGTGGATAAAGATTACCTGCCCACACTGAACAAGCTGTTTGCTCAGTATCAGTCAGGCAATCTGTCGCTTGCTGAATATCAGGGTTTGGTAGGCAAGCTGGCTGATTCCAATTTCAAGGCGGAGAAGGGCAGCAAATCCGGTGCACAAGCCATCAGGGCCGAGAAGACGGCCTATGACAACCTGGTCACCAGCATTCGCACCAAGGCCGAGGAGCTGTCTCGCGAGCTGGAAAGTGACCAGAAGCTGACCGATAGTCAGAAGATCCGCATCAAGCTGGATCAGGACATGCTGCAGGGCAAGCTCAAGTTGTCGGCATCAAGTCTGGCATCAGTGCGGGCCGAGCTCGGAGCGCTGGAAGAGGTCGAAAAGAAGATCCGTGCCCGCAAGGGTAAAGAGCTGGGCGACGAGCTGCTGGGGCAGATGGATGACCTGTTGCCCGACTTCTCCAAAAAATGGGATCTGCTGGGCGCCGCCTTTGACGGCTCTGCCGAAAGTATGGAGCGGTTGGTGCGCGCCCAGGCCGTCTTGTTGTCGCAGCAGCCATTTGCGCAGCAGCAAAAGGCGCTGGAGCTGGCACGCCAAGAGGCGGAGCAGTACCTTGAGACCATGGGTCGTGCCATGGATCGAGAGGTCGCTGCGGTGGGCATGAGCAGCCGTGAACGTACCTACCAGGCTGGCATGGACCAGATCCGTGATGCCTATGATGCGCGCCGCTACGACCTGGCGCGTCAGCGCAATGAACTTGCGGCTGCGGCAGGCGGTCAGCTCACGCCCAAGCAAGTCCAGTTCTTTAAGGATCAACTGGGTCTGATTGACGAATTCCAAGGTAAAGCCTTGGCCAAGTACCAAGGGACTTTTGCTGCAATGACCGAGGCACAGGGCAACTGGGCCTTGGGTGCAAGGCAGGCCTTGAAGGATTACGCTGATTCGGCGGCCAATGTTGCGGATCTGACCGGCAACGCAGTCAGCAATGCGCTGCAGGGTATGGCGGATGCGCTGGTGACATTTGTCACCACGGGCAAGCTCTCGTTCTCCGACTTGGCCAACAGCATCGTTGCCGATATCACCCGAATCATCATCAAGCAGCAGATCAGCAATGCGCTGGGGGTTGCAGGCAGTGGCGGCAGCTCAGGCAGTGGCCTGATGGGTTTGATTGGCACTGGCATTGGCATGCTGACCGGCGGTACCCAGTCTGTTGGGAATGCGGGCTTTGGCGACTACAGCAGCGCAGGCCTCAAGGCTGCATTTGGCTTTGCCGATGGTGGCTATACCGGAGCAGGTGGGAAATACGAGCCTGCTGGGGTTGTGCACCGTGGTGAGTATGTGATCAACGCGGCCAGCACGCGGGCCCTGGGCCTGGACTTTCTGGGGCGCCTCAATGGCTATGCAGGCGGTGGCTATGTGGGTGGCGGCGGCGGTGCTTCAGCCTCGCCGGCGGTTGCGGGCGCCCGAAATTTCTATGTGACTGTTCCCTTGCCTGCAGGCGCTCGTCGTGAGACCGCTGTGCAGTTTGGCCGAGATGTCGCGCGCCAGATCAGCGTTGCCGAAGCGAGGAATGGATAAGCCATGGCATTCTTCGACGAGCTCTTTCCCGAAGGCATCAGCCGTGATGCGCAAGGCGGTCCGCGCTTTTTCACCAGCAAGGCCTATTCGTCGGCCGGCCAGCGCACCACCAACCGCGAGGCCAAATATCCGCTGCACGAGTGGACGATTGCACAGCCCACCCGCGAGGGTGAGGAGTTTGAGCAGCTGCGCTCTTTCTTCTATGTGGTGGGCGGCGATGCCGATGCCTTCCGCTTTCAGGACCCGGCAGACCATGAGGCGGACCTGAGCCGAACCAGCTGCACGCTGATTGCGGGCAACGTCTATCAGCTCAATCGCCTCTATACCTATGGCCCGCGCACCTTTGTGCGCCCCATCTTCAAACCTGTTTCCGGCGTGAGCGTTTGGCGCAACCGCGCTGGCGTGTGGTCGCAGGCCGTGGCTGCAGTGGATCTGTCGACCGGCCAGGCCGCCATCGATGCGCATGTGGCTGGTGACGCCTATGCCTGGCAGGGCGAGTTCCATGTTCCCGTGGCCTTCAAGGACCCGGTAGCGGTCTGGAAATTCCTGGGCGGCCCGGAAATGTGGACGGAATGGTCCGGCATCGAGCTGGAGGAGATCCGCTTATGAAGCAGATTCCCGCGGCCCTGCAGGCCCACTACGACAGCGGCGGCACCAGTGTGGCCCATGCCATTGTGATCGAGCGCACGGATGACCAGCTCTACGGCTTTACTAGCCATGACCTGCCATTTGTCCTCGATGTCACTCCCTGGGGGTATGGCAGTGCAGCCCTGGTGTTCGATGCCAAGCAGGGGCTCACGGCCAGCAATCTGGTCAGCACCTCCGGCTTTGCCGTGGACAACCTGGAGCTGACCACGCTGGATGATGGCTCGCTGTTCCAGAGAGATGAGGTGGTGGCCGGGGTCTGGCGCAATGCGAGCTTTCGGATCTTCCGCTATCGCTGGGATGTGGCTGCGCCGACGATTGCCAACGATGTGGAGATCCTCGCCCGTGGCTGGTTTGGCGAGGTGACGCTCAACGCGGCCACGATCAAGGTGGAGCTGCGCGGCCTCAAGCAGCTGCTGCAGCAAAGCGTGGGCGAGGTCTCGACCAAGACCTGCCGCAACCGCCTGGGCGACGGCCGCTGCCGGGTGGACCTGGCGCCATGGACCCATGCCGGGGTGATCACGGCCGTGACCGACAAACGCAGCTTCACGGCCGCAGGCCTGACCCAGGCCGCCGATTACTTTGGCGAGGGCGTGCTGACCTTCACCACCGGTGCCAATGCCGGCCTGTCCCAGAAGGTGCGCAGCCATGCCGCAGGCGGCGCCCTGACGCTGGTACTGCCCATGGTGATGGCCGTGGCGGTTGGCGACCAGTTCTCCATCGTGGCCGGCTGCCGCAAGCGCCTCATGGAGGACTGCAAGGGCAAGTTCGGCAATGTTCTTAACCTCCGGGGCGAGCCGCATCGGCCCACCACGGATGAGCTGACCAAGACGCCATGAAGCAAATCGTAGACATAGCCCGTCGCTGGCTGGATACGCCGTTTCACCATCAGGCCCGTCGTGAAGGGGTGGGCGTGGACTGCGTGGGCCTGGTCATCAGCGTGGCGCGCGAGATTGGCGCCGTGCCAGCGGACTGGGATGTGGGCGGCTATGGCCGGGTGCCGGACGGTAAGCAGCTGGTGCACCACCTGAGCGAGCGTCTGGCGCCTGTGGCCCAGGCCGACATGACGCCCGGCGATGTGGTGCTGGTGGCCTTTGACAGCCATCCCCAGCATGTCGGCATCGTGGGTGACTACCTGCACGGCGGTCTTTCCATCATTCATGCCAGCGGCGCCCATGGGCGGGTGCTGGAGACCCGTTTGCTGTTCACCAAAGCCATGCGCTTTGTGGCGGCCTATCGCTTCCCTGAGATTCTTTCGGAGACCGACTGATGGCACAGCTTGCAATTGCGACCGTTGGTGCTCTGGCCCTGGGGCCGGTGGGTCTGGGCCTGACCACGGCGGGCACCGGCTTCATGCTGGGCAGCCTGGCGTACTCGCTGATGGCTCCCGGTCAGAAGTCCTATGGCCCTCGGCTCAATGACCTCAAGGTCACGGGCACCGAGTATGGGGCGGCCATTCCCTGGGTGGCGGGCAGTCCCCGTGTGGCTGGCCAGATCATCTGGGCCAGCGAGCGCCGGGAGACTGCGACCGAGGAAGAGCAGGGCAAGGGCGGAGGCCCGACCTACACCAGCTACACCTATGACGTGGATCTGCTGATCTTGCTGAGCGAGAACGAGATCAAGGGCATCTCTCGCATCTGGAGCAATGGCGAGCTGGTCTACAGCGGCGGCACCGTAAAGGAAGGCGCCTGGGTGGACATGCGTGTCTATACCGGTGCTGATGACCAGTTGCCCGATCCGACTTATGAAGCTGCCGTGGGCCTGGGCAATGCGCCGGCATATCGCGGCATGGGCACGGTGCTGATTCAGGGCTTGCAGCTGGGCAATGGCGGCAATATTCCAAACCTCACGTTTGAGCTCAACGGTCAGGCGCAAGGCGGCATTGATCCGCTGGTGCTGTATCAGTTCGGTGCATCTTCTCCAGCAGAGGACAAGTCAGGCCATGGCCGCAACATCAATCAGCAGGTCAATGTCTCCTATCTGGATGAAGGACTGAAACTGTCTGCGCCATCTGGGCAATATGCCTTGGCGCGGTGTTTTATGGATTCTGGATTCTCGATTCCAGGCGATTACACGCTGGAGATTGAGGTGGACATACCAGCCATTGCCCAGGGCGTGCGTTTCCCCACGATTTTGGAAATGCAGAACCCTATTGGCAGTGCCAATAGCAGCCTATTGCTGATTCGCTATGACCAGGAGGGCTACCCCGGTCGACTGCGTATCTCCGGCCCAAATGGCTCCAACATCTCCGAAGGCATACCGCGTGGAGGCTCCTACCATCTTTGCATCATGCGCGGTGGTGGCTTTGTACGCTTGTTCGTCAATGGCGTATGGGATCCGAGTATTTCGATTCCGGATCTGTCGTGGGCCTATGTTGCCGGGGCGGCCATCACATTTGGCAATCAGTTGAATGGCTCGGGGACTGGCTCCGAGTCTTCGCAGTTCACCGGCACCATCAACTCCTTCAGATTGACGCATGGCGCTCTGTACGATGTGAATGGCTTCACTCCGCCGCTGCGGCCCCTGAGCCTTGGCGGCGCCATCGGCGTTCCTGGCACGGACTATCTGCGCCAGGTGCTGGGCGAGCTATCCAGCCGCTGCGGCTACGGCGTGGGCGATGTGGTTATCTCGGCCGCCGACACCACTGTCCGGGCGCTGGCGATTGGCCAGGTGGGTTCCACGCGTTCGGCGCTTGAAGCGCTGCAGCAGGCGTGTTTTCTGGAGTGCAGCGCGGCAGAGCAGATCTTTATCCGAGATCGTGCCGCCATGCCGGTGGCAACGATTCCATTCATGGATCTGGGATTGGCCACCAGCAGCGGTGGTGACGATGAGCCCCTGGCCATCACGCTGGGCAATGATCTGGAGCTACCGGCGCAGCTGGCTTTGAGTTATCCCAATATGGCGGGCGACTACCAGACTGCCACGGAGTTCTCCGACCGCTTGCTGTCGGGTCAGCAAAGCACGGAGACCATTCAGACCGCCATTGGCCTGTTGCCGGCAGAGGCCAAGGCCATCGTCGATGGGCTGCTCATGGATCGCGTGGCCAGCCTGGCTATGACCACGGTCAAGGTGCCGCTCAAGTATGCGCGCCTGGAGCCGGGGGATGTGATCAATGCCGTAGGCAGTGATGGCCGGTCCTACCGGTTGCGCATTCAGTCCAAGACGGACTCTATGCCGGTGCTTGAGCTGCAGTGCGTGCTGGATGATGTGGGTGCCATTGACAGCGCCGCCATCACCGATGACGGCTATGTGCAGACCGGCGAAGTCATTCAGGTGGCGGGCACGGTGTTTGAGTTGCTCGACATCCCCATCTTGCGTGATGCGGACGATGCGCCGGGGTACTACATTGCCGTGGCACCCAAGCGGGTGGCTGATACGGATCGATGGGGTGGGGCGGTGGTTGCCCAGGCTTGGGATGCGGTCAACTATGCGCAACTGCTCAAGACCACGGCCCGGAGCGTGATGGGCACGGCCAGCACGGCGCTTGCCCCCTGGCTGGGTGGCCCTGTGTTCGATGAGGCGAGTACGGTCACGGTGCAGGTCTCTGGCGAGCTGGCGTCCAGCACCCGCGAAGCCATGCTGCTCGATGAATCCATCAATGCCTTGTTGTTGGGCAGCGAGATCCTGCGCTTCAGGACTGCAGCCTTGTTGTCGGCGGGTACTTATCTGCTGACCGGCCTGCTGCGCGGGCAGAGGGGTACAGAGTGGGCCATGGGCAGCCATGCCGCCGGCGAGCGCTGTGTGCTGCTGGGCAACAGCCTGCGCCGCATCGGGTCACAGACCAATGAGATAGGCCTACAGCGACAGGTCAAGGCCGTGACGCTGGGGCAGTTCCTGTCTGCAGGCACGGCCGAGGACTTCACCGATACCGGCGTGGCACTCAAGCCTTTCAGCCCGGCCAACCCTCGGGCGTTGGCAGATGGCACTGACCTGGTGGTGAGCTGGCAGCGGCGCACAAGGCGCAGCTACCAATACAGCGGCCCGGCGCCAGTGGTGCCCCTGGGTGAGACCGTCGAAGCCTATCGGGTGCGCGTCTATGCCGGCAGCACGCTGCTGCGCTCGGATGTGGTCAACGAAAGCGCCTACCGATACACGGCCGACATGCAGGCGGCTGATGGGCTGGCCAGTGGCTCTGCCATCACTTTTGAAATCTGCCAGCTCTCCGCAACCGTGGGGCCTGGTTATCCGTCTACCGTAGGAGCTACAACAGCATGAGCGTATTGCAGCAATGGGAAGCGGCTCAGGCTGACCCGCAAATCATCGTCAACGAGAACATGGAGGCGATTGAGCATATTGCCGTCTACGGCAAGGATGCGACCAGCACAGCAGGCCTCACCTGGGGCTATCTGGGCGGGCGCTGGGATGGTCATGCCGTGGCCGCCGGCACGGTGGCGCTTGCGGCCAGCTCCACTCTTTATGTGGTGGTGGCGCGGGCCACGGGCGTTCTGTCGGTGTCCACCAGCTCGGCCAACTGGACCAATACCGAAGCCTATGCCCGGGTCTACAAGCTGACCACCGGGCCGGCCACAGTGACAGCGGTCGAGGACTGGCGGGCTGGTGGAGCTGGTGTCCATGGTCAAGGCGCACCGTCTGGTGGTGGAAGTGCGGTCACGGCTATTCCCATTGCCTGCTCCGATGAATCCACTGCGCTCTCCGCCGGCGCAGCCAAGGTGACGTTTCGCATGCCGTTCGCCATGAACCTGAGCGCGGTGCGGGCCAGCCTCACCACGGCCCAGGCCGGCGGATCTATCCTGACGGTGGACATCAATGCCGGCGGCTCCTCGATCCTGTCCACCAAGCTGACCATCGACAACACCGAGAAGACCAGCACCGCGGCGGCGACAGCGCCTGTCATCAGCAGTGCGGCGCTGGCCGATGACGCAGAGATCACCATCGATATTGACCAGATCGGTGATGGCACTGCAAAGGGTCTGAAGGTCTACCTGATCGGGGTGCCTGCATGATTGAGCGCAGCACCAGTATCCGAGCGGCTCTCAGAGCCCGGCAGCGTGGTTTCTTGCTCAACCCGTTTCGGTTTGGCGGCGGAGGCGGTGGCGGAGATCCGCACTTCGACAAAGTGTCGCTGTTGCTGCACATGAATGGCGCCAATGGATCGACCGCTTTCACTGATTCTTCGCTGGTACCAAAAACCATTGGCGTCACTGCACCAGCCTCAATCAGCACAGCGCGCAGCAAGTTTGGCGGTGCATCAGGGCTATTCGATGGCGGGAGATTGTTTTGCAGCACAGTTCCATCGCTGTACCCCAAATTCGCGGATGACTTTACGGTCGAGTGCTTTATCTATCCGACTGTATCCAGCTCTGTCGTCATGCGAATTGCCGGGTTTTCTTCAGGTCCCGGTGGAAATGAAACATGGACGCTGAATGTTGAATCGGGCGGCGCTGTCGGCTTCAACATCTACGACACGTTCTGGCGATCTGCCAAAAGCGCACCGGGATCTCTGCCATTGAATCAATGGGCTCATGTGGCCGGCATCAAGCATGGCTCACAGGTGATGGTCTTCCTGAATGGTGTCTTGGGCGCAACCGCTGCAACCCTGCTATCTGAGCCGGTGGCTCCAAATCCGAATTTGGCCATTGGGCGCATGGGGGACTACCTGGGGCAGTCCTTCCTCGGGAACATCGACGAGTTCCGGATTACCCACGGTGTAGCCCGATACACAAGCAACTTCACGCCGCCGGCAGCGGCATTTCCTGACTTTTGAATCAACCCGCTTCGGCGGGCGGCATTGACGCGCGCAAAGCATTTACTGCCTGGGAGGGCTATGGACGATTACGGCGACGAATTGCCGGCGGTGACGCGCCGGCAGATGAATGAACGCTTTGACAAGGGGAGTGAACGCATGGCCGCCATCGAGCGAGATCTGAAGGCAGTAGCCCAGGAGCTGCAGGAGCTCAAGCAGCAACTGGCGGAAATGCTGGAGTTCTTTACCGCCATGAAGGGGGCTTTCAAGGTGCTGAACTGGGTGGCAAAAGTCGCAAAACCGCTGGCGGCCATCGTCATGCTGGGCGGCGCGTGCGTGAGTTTCTGGACCGCAATTAAAGGAGTGTTAAGCCGATGAACTGGAAAGCAAAACTCATTGCCGCAATCGGCGGCGCTGCCGCCGTCCTGGCTGTGCCGCTCGTGGAGAAGTACGAGGGCACCGTGTTGCGCAGCTACCGCGACCCGGTGGGCATTGTCACGGCCTGCACGGGCCACACGGGTTCAGAGCTCAAGATGGGTCAGATCTACACCCGCGAGCAATGCGAGGAGATGCTTTACAAGGACTTGGCCAAGCATGCCAGTGCGCTGAGCTGCATCAGCGCGCCGCTGACCGACGGACAGCGGGCGGCATTCTTGAGCTTCGCATTCAACGTGGGGGATGACGCCTTCTGCCGCAGCACCCTGGTGCGCAAGGCCAATGCGGGCGACATCAATGGCGCCTGTGCAGAGCTGAGCCGTTGGACCTACGCCGGCGGCAAGCAGTTGCCTGGCCTGGTCAAGCGCCGTGCGGCCGAGCGGCAACTGTGTGAGGCGGGGCTGGCATGACCGGCGCGTCCCGCATCTGGCCCTGGCTTGCCTTGGCCCTTGCTCTGCTGCTGGCTGTGCAGACCCAGCGGCTGGCCAAGGTTGAGGTTTCCCAAGCAAAGCAGGCTGTAGAGATTGCTCAGCAATCGCAAGCAGCTACTGAAACGAAAGCAGTTGCCGTGGTGACGCACGGCACCGCCCAACAGGTAAACACCCATGAATACACGCAAGAAATGGCTCGGCTGCAAGCTGGGCGCGCTGCTGATGCTGTCCGCATTGCAGGCCTGCAGCACGACATCCGCAGTGCCGCCACCCGCAACGCCCAGCTTGCCGGTGACGCCGCTGCCTGCCGAGATCTCGCAGATCAGCACCAGCGACTCGCAGCCCTTGCTGCGGGAGGCGCGGGCGTGGTTGGCCAGCTTGTCGGATTGGTCCAAAAGCGAGACGCCCAGGTAGATTTATTGTTCGGGCAGGTGGCTGTGGATAGGGTGCTTATCGAGTGGCAACATTAGCAGACGGACGCGATATTTGACTAGCCCATTGAATGGGCTGGTGGAACTTTTGAGAATGCTTGTGAAGCTGGACTGTTAATGCAGTGAGGAGTTCCGGCTCTCGAACATGTTTTGTTACATTTTTCGCGTGTGCGCTGCACAATTTGGTATTATTCGCGCATACATGGGAGTTAACGTGGCAACAAAAAAAAGTCATCGAGGTGTGCAGGAACGGTCTGTTCGGAGTGCTGGAGGTGGGAGTTTTTCTGTCCCAATCGTTCATTCGTCTCATGACCCACATACCAGCAAAATGGAACTGGGAGGGGTGCCTCGCCCATCAAAATCTTTTTGCGCTGATGGGTTTGCAATTGGCTTTGCATATGGACAAGTCCGCTTAGCTTTCATGCAGAGAAAATTTGATGGAAAAGAAATTCGTTCGTTGCTTGAAATTAGGATGAATGCCATCTCTTTTAAGAATTGGGTTTCAAGCTTTCAACCGATGTCGTCTCGGAAAAGCAGTTTCGAGTTTTATGTGGAAAATTTTGACGAGCCTGAGCAGACTCTTGCGTTTGAGGCAAGTGTTGCTCGTTTAGAAGCTACTGCCACTGCATCTCTGATGGATTTCTATTTTATTCCGCCTGTCGATGATAAAAGTAGTCGAGATAGTTTAATTGTTGAAGAAGTAGTTAGTTTGCAGTTTCCTAATCCAATGGTGCCAATATTCATTGAAAAATCTATGGAAATGTCATCACACATTCAGGTTACTTCGCATGAATGATATTTTCGAAGAATATAGGTCAAATAATTCTGCAGAGAACAGAATTTTTGGTGTTGTCAATCGCGCGCGGTTTAGTGTACGTGAAGCCAAGAAGAAGCTAGACAACATAGCTTTTATTTTGGCCGGTGCCGCTTTGGCTCTTTCAGGTACAGCAAATGCTTCTTCTTTCAAAAATTCATCAAAAGTAGATCTTCATAAACCTGTAGCTCAGTTTTATTTTGAGTCTGCATCTGTTATTAGGGTTTCTGATTTTTCAAAATCGAATATACATTCCGGTAGTAATGTAATTATCGACTCTTCAGGTTATAAGGCTAATACTAGAATCGCTGATTCTGGCTTTGATGAAGTATTATCTGCTTATGGGTTGAATATTAGGGTTTCTGATACTAATTTTTCAAATTTTTCCAAAGATGGAACTGAAGATGCGCCGATATTCAATGCCTATCTCGCACCTTCATGGCTATCGGATTTTCTAGATGCAGATAGGGTTGGGAATAAGCGATTGGCACTGAATCGCCTCATGGATGCTATTGATTCCTATGAGGAAAGTTCAGATTGGAGTGAGTTTTGTCAAGTTTTGAATAACATTGATGTCAGTTCTTTGTCAAATACAGCTTTAGTTGGAGTGCTGCGTAATACTTTTGTCTTTCGAGACGAAATTCCTGCTTGGAAACTGTTTTCGCGAAAAGTGTCTGATGTTATTTCGGCACGTGGTGCGAATGTCGATAGAATAATGTCAGGGCTTTTGGTTTAATGGAGCAAGTTATTCCGCTGTTCGATGGTGCATCATGTGCAATTTTCTGTTGCGTTGAGGATTCGAGTCCAGGGCGAGAGCAATTGCATGCCGGATTTTTGGTGAATACGGAAGCAGATAAATATTGTCTCGTTGATTTGAGATGGCATTATTCATTCTCTGCTCGTTCACTCGAAAGTGAGAAGAAGTACATTTATGCTGTTCCGACGGAATGGTCTGAAGAAAATCAAGAAATAATTACCACAAAGCTTCTGCGTCTTGCTAGATTATACGAAAATCAAATTCCATATTCGATTGCCGGTGTAGGTGTTAAATTTAGCGACGGTCTATGGGTTGGTAAGGGCGTTGGTAATGGTTTAACTTGTGCGACTTTTGTTTCGGAGTTTTTGGATAGCCTTGCATTGCCTCTTATTGATGCAAATCAATGGTACTCCAGAGATGGAGATGACGAATGGCGCGAAAAAATAATTGGTTTCTTTCGCGATGCAGTGAAAAAGAATAAAATGACGCAAGAGCATGTAGATATACAGATTACGCGCATTAATGAGAGTAATATCGCTCGCGTTCGCCCTGCTGACGTAATTGTTGCTGCAAGCAAGGATCCTGCCCCTTTTCCTCTGAAGAGTTTAGATGCAGATTCTGAGCGGCTTAGTGCCTCAATTTTGAATTGTACAGAAAGCATGTCTTGCAGCTCGCTATTGGCTTCCGCGTGA